CCGCGCTAGCCCCAGTAGGAGCAGCAGCCTTGGCTGCTTTTTCAGCGTTGATTTGCTGCGCAACATGGTCAGGAAGATAAAGTTTCTTCGTCATAATCTGCGTTTTTCTCCAGCAGGGACTTCATTTCAGCCGAAGCGTAGGATAGCCCCCGTAACTCTCCTACCAGCTTTTTATACTCCTCCCAGTTTGGAAGGCCGTCGGACGCCATAACATCCTTGATGTACTGCTCCCGCTCACGCAACAACTTATACACACGTGATGCGAAGTCTACAACATCCATTATAGGTACTCACCATAATCATTTTCTAAGTCAGAGGTGATTGGACCACCCTCTACCCACTTATCACATGTATACTCCGCGGAGCAACAAAACTTCAAGAGCTGGCAGTAGCCCACTTGACCAGAGTCATCTCCGATGCAATCCAGGATTTCTTCTGTCTGGTTATACGCAGCACAATTTCCGCAAACATCACTCAACCGGAAAGCGCCGCTCTCCGATGGATCTCGGTAATCAGCGACCTCGATCGCCTCCTCCCGATTCTTGTTGTTCAGGTCAGAGTCTTTCGTAGCAAGAGGACAGCTCAGTCCGTCTTCAGTCTCTTCGTACTTATCGACAGGGGTCATCTCCCCAAAGGTAATCGTAATAGACGGCATCAGAATACTCCTCTGAAAGTTTGGGGGCGAGCAATTGGGCTAAAGGCCTTTACCACCCCACCCTCTGCTTTTTTCTGTGTAGCTGTATTCAACGCAATCGCTACAGCTTGCTTCTGCGGGTAGCCCTCATCCCGAAGTTTCGAGATGTTGGAAGATACGGTCTTGTCAGACTTACCCTTCTTCAAAGGCATCAGCTGCCTCCTTGGTTGCGCTGGGCAGCCATCTGCATCTGTGCCGCGATACGCTCACGGTTCACATCATTACGCTCATCTGCCACGTCTTCTTGTAGCTCTAAGCGAGCAGCTTCCGAAGCGGCTTTCTGCTCCAGCTTGGCTTGGTCCATCTGCAGTTTAGCCTGGTCAATTTGGCCGTCCTGCATAATCTGTTGTTGCTTGAGCTGGAGCTCACTATTGCGGATCTGCACCAGTGGGTCTGCCATTGGGTCTGGCGCCGGCGGCATAATCTCAGGAAGCATCTTATCAAGGATCTGCTGCTGCAAAAGAGCCGCGTAATCGGCAGAATGCTTAGGATCTTGCAGAGCGGCTTGTGTCTGAGCGATCTGTTGCTGCGCCTGCTGCGGATCAATAGCGCCTGTTTGGGCGGCTATCTGAACCTGCTGAATCAACTCTTGAGACTGCTCGATCATCTGCTGGCGAGCCAACAAGGCGATATGCTCCATAATGTGCGCAAGTAAACCAGCAACAGCATGAGGCGTGGCCTGAACCAAAGGCAGTTTGAAAAACGAAACGTGCGCTTGAATGTGCGCCTCGTGGTTCTGATCTGGAAACGCCTGCAGAGGTGTGCCGACGATCGCACGACCGTTCTCCATTGCTGGGTCCATAGGCTGCGGCTTGGGCGTTGGCGGAAGTATCTCGTCAATGTTCTGAACCTCAAGGGCCTGATACATACGGCGGTAAGCGGCGTGAACATTATGCATCTCAGGGTTCGACTGAGCTAACTTCAGCTGCTCCTGAGCCAGCGCAACGCGCTGCGCCATAGAAAAGATGTTCGGATCGCTGACAGGGAGGATGTCTACGCGCCCGTCAAAGTCCTGCTCTTTAAGCTGCTGGTTGTTACCCTCGAGTTGGTACGGGTAAGTTGCAGGCAGGTTTTCCGAAACAATCCGTGCAAGGATTTTAAACTCTTGTTTCTGACCGTGGTGCAGGCGCTTGTGGATCGCCGACAGCACTTTCATCCCGCGCTCAAGAAGAGCGACAGTTGTGCCTACAGGTTGCTCCTGGCCCATGTTCTGCGCCTGTTGATCCGCAACAGAAACAAAACGGCGACCGCCATCAACCAAGGCACCAAGAAGCTGGGCCAGAGTAGCAGACGGTTCTTTGTACGGCAGTGGGATAATAGCGTCGCGGATGTTGCCGCCAGGGGCGTCGATGTCACGGAACTCTCCAGGCTGCAGCGGCTCGTCACTATTCGCAACACGCATGCCACGGGCCTTGAAACCCGCCGGTAGGTTAGACAACGTCCCCGCATCAATCAACTGGCGCAAGATGCTAGTCGCGGCGCGTCCTAGCCCACCAATCATGTGCGTCAGACCAAAGCCATAGAACCCTAAACCTGGAAGGAACTTGTACGGGACAAAGTACGGAATAGCTTCACGAGTTGGATCAGCCTCAGCATAGTTGCGGCGAATAGCCAAGATTGTGTTGCTGCTACGATCAATCGAGACAATGTACGGAAGTTTAATGCCGGTAGGCTCTCCGTCCATGCCCATGTCTTCAAAGCCATCAAGGTCCAGCTCAACATGCATCTCAAGGACCGTGCGTGTGTCATCGGTGTATGACGTGCGCGATGTACCCTGCAGCTCGTCAACCTTGCTGCGAACTTCGTTAACCTCTTCGTCGCCGTCATCGGTCAAATCAACATCACGATAGAAGCCAGAGACCTGCATCTTGCGGACTTCGTTGTCCGTCATCTTCAGAACGTGCGTAATACGAGGGGCGCTACGCAAATCCGTGGCGCTGTACGGTACAACAACGTCTTGAGCTGGGACGAAACGAGCAACTGGGCGCTGCTTGGCTTGGTCAAAGTAAAGTTTCTTAAACGTCATCCCAGACAACGGGAGATAAAACAGCATCTGATCAGTGTCAGAATCGTATTCGTCCATGCGGTCCAAGATCAAATAGTTCAGGTAGTCCTTCACCCGCTTGGCCTGCTGTTCAGTCTCCGCGTTTTCCAGACCTAGAACCTTGGTTTTAACTGGGCCGCCTGAAGGCAATAACTCTTTGTAGGCCTGGGCCTGAAACTGAGTGACGCTCTCGGCTACAAGAGGATGCGTCACGTTGGATGCCCCCTCAAACGGGCTGCTGCGCTCTTCCGTCTTTACGCCCAGAAGCTCAAGCCCCTTAACGTAAGTGTCTTCCCAATCTTCACGGGAGGACAAGTCATCCTCAAACGCACCCACCAAATCAGAGGCAATATCACCCAGTACATCTTCGTCTAAGAACTCGGAGAGGTTAGCGTCAAACGTGATTAACTCTTCTTGAGGCATCTCTTCCATGCCCATAAGAGCCTCGATCAAAGCACCGTCCGGGGTCTCAGTAACCTGAGCACCACCTTCAAACTCCTCAGGAAGATTCAGAGGTATCTCAACACTGGTGTCCATCTGCTGCATGTCAGGCGCAACATTGTTGCGATCCATCATGTTCCCGAAGGGCTGAGGAGGTAGGGCCATTAATAGTACTCCCGTTTGCGAGGCACTTGATCCCTGAAGTCCAAGTTCTCTTCATCATGTATCATAACGAACCCGCCTTGGCGGAAACGTATTAAAGCTAAGGTCATGCTATCACAAAAGTCGTCATGGTCACCATTCGGAAAAGAAGATACCTCTTCAATTACTTCTTCCGCGAAGCGTTTGTCCTGTGGTGCCCATACTAAACCCGCCTCAAAAAGGGGTGATACCATGTGCATTCTTGTAGTCTTGTCTACACCACCTCCGCCCGCTCGTCTACCGGGGGAGAATCCAAGCGCAGGAATACCCCTGGATCGCATCTCGTCAATCAACGGGCGCCCAGTGGCTTTCGCCTCAACAATTACCATGTCAGGCTCCCAATACTGGTGCTCCTCAAACGCAACCTCTTTTAGCTCAGGGAAACTCCACCTGCCGCGCTGGCCATCCAGAAGTATTAGGTGGTCCTTGCCGTCGTCGTCATGCTCAAAAACACCCCACGTTGTGATAGCAGAGTAGTCAGCACTCTCTTTCTTAGAGAACGCCGTGTCATACGCCTGAATAATATACTTCAACGGCGGTATGTCGTCCTTGTCCCAGACTCTCCACCACTCCTTGCGGACAATAGCACCGCCCGCAGACGTAGGTTGCTGCTGCCACTGAGCCGACCACTTCTGAGCAGGCAAAGAAGCTTTGATCGAAAGCAGCGAGTCTTTGTCCCAGAACTCCGGCCATAGAGGAGTGCCAGAAGGTAGTAACGCAGGAAACTCAACAACCTCCCACTGATCCGCCATGGGATCAGCCGACTGGTTTGCAATCAACCGACCAGTCAAGTCCTTCTTACCCCAACGGGTCATAACAAGAATAATAGCACCACCAGGCTGCAAACGCTGCCGAGGACCAGAAGTGTACCACTCATACGCATGGTCAAACGCAGTCTCACTCATCGCGTCCTGCTCCGAGTGAGGGTCATCAATAATAAACAAATCCGCACCACGGCCCGTGACCGCAGCACCAACACCAGCCGCAAAGTACTCGCCGCCCTTTTCAGTGCCCCACTTACCAGCGCCCTTGTTGTCTTCTTTCAGATTGGTGTCAGGAAAAATCTCTTTGTACGCAGGATCGTCAATCATATCCCGCACCTTGCGACCAAACCGAACAGCAAGCTCGGTGTTGTGCGTAGCCTGAATAATCTTGAGCTTAGGGTTACGGCCCAAGAACCACGCCGGCATCAAAAACGAAGCAAACTCAGACTTCGAATGACGTGGCGGCATGTTGATAATCAACCGCTTCAACTTTCCCTGAGCCACCTGCTCCAACTTTTCAGCAATAATCCTGTGATGAGCGCCCTCAATGAAGTTCTCATACACATGGTGAGCAAACGGCATAAAGTTGTTAGTCGCAGATTCCCGAAGCGCCAACTTAGAGTTAGCCTGCGTAAGAGAAAGAATCTCCCGCAATACGTCGTCAGGTAAAGCCTCTAGATTAGCCATTCAAACGTACCCGATAGTTGCCGCCAACATGGTCAAAACCAACGCGCTCTAGCAACTGGCCCGTGCGCTCCGCAAACAAACCCGTCGAAATGCCCATGTAAAGCTCCGTGGCCCCGTTGTCTTTGGCCCAGCTTCTAAACATCTTCAACATCTTGATCGCGGCCCGCGAACCTCGGTACTCAGGCAGTACATACCAAGCATAATCATTCGCAACAGAACCCTTGCTAAACACATAGTTTGAGATGCCGCCGCACAAAATACCAACAGGGATGTCGTCATCCGTGTACGCGACCACACCAAACCCACGCGGGTTGTTAATAACCATGTTCAAAATAGAGTTTGCTGATTGCTCAATGTCCAAAGGAACTACCTGAAAATCAGTCTCTTCATGCATCTTGAAACCAATCTTCAAGATGTCCTGCAAACGC